CAAATAGTTGCCAATGATTCCTCGCTGGTATCAAATGATTTTACCAGGTCGGAATCTGTAATCTCCTTGCAGAGAAATTCGTTTGTATTATTATATAGCGGAGAAAAATAAATTCCACGCTGATGTTCGGTACGAATATATTCTTTTGGTATTTTTAGTTTAGAATATGCATAGTTCAACGAACGGTTTTTGTGGTCACGTTTAAGTGGAAGTCCTTGTGGATTTTTTGCATCCCACCACTCAAAGTATTTCTTGGTATCGTTCTCTTTAATCCAATCGAATACTAATTTTTTGGTTTCTTTTGTTGGTTCGAAAGCCACCGAGCCAGAAGAAAAACCCATAGGCTTCCAATGCTCGAGGTTATCATACTGCGAAAGCCCACCCATTTTTGTTTTTCCATATAATGACGTTGTAGTAACGCCAACAAGAGTGTCTCCATATTTTTCTTTCCAATCTTTTTGGACTGTATCAGACAAACACATTAATGCCAATAATTTACCACCCATGTAATTATAACCAAGTGGTTGCAATGGAACGATTGTAGAACCAATTGCAGTATGGTTAATCATGTTCTGTTTTGTTTTTACATCTCTTGACCATCCAATTGCATTATCTCTCGGAGTTAAGTCCAGGAAGTCTGAGGAGATACAGATAACGCCAAGATACTTTTCAGTAACTTCATCCATAAGGATGTAAAATAGATTACGACCAATGTTACTGTTGTTTTTCATTGTAGAAGAAAAGGTACGAACGGCATTCCAAGTTTCTGCACCCTCACCATTCGATAGAACCATCTTAGGTTTTAGATTTTGAAAATCATCCGGATCTTTAGGTACCCAAAATTTAGTTTTAACTTTATCAATTATATCTTTTTGTTTTGGATCTTCCATCTGAACGTCAAGTCCACCAAACAGAGTAGACCTTTCGATTGTTGGATATCTTTCTTTTACTTCGCACCATTTTTGGTATAAAGTATATTCACGAACATCCATATTAGAAGCATATCTCAAATCGGCAATTAAAGTTTCTTTTAAAGTATTCTCATCAATATGTTCAAAAGATTCTACTGGATTTTGGCGTTGCCAAATTTCCCATTGTTCTTCAGGAGTTCCAATTTTTTCGGTAGTAACAATATGTTCTTCTTCACCCCATATTGTATTTACAATTTCAATCTTTTTAGCCATTATTTGAGTTTCAATTTCTTCATTAATTTATTACGCTTCTGCATACCAGATTGCAGAGCCATTGGTTTTACTTTCTTAGTATACAGTATACCATTCATGTGGTCAAGCTCATGTTGAAAACAACGAGCAGATATGCCATCAAATCTTGCCTCATGTTTTACGCCTTTATAATCATAATACTCTACCCATACTTCGTTTGGTCTGGTAATATACAAACCTAAGAATGGAAAAGAAAGGCATCCTTCTGCCATGTGTATGTCTATATTGGAATAAGAAACGATTTTTGGATTGAAAAATGCCACATATTCTTCACCTGCACCCATAACAAACACACGATATGGTAATCCACATTGATTGGCAGATAAACCATATCCTCTATGCATTTTACAAGTTTCAACAAGAGCTGATGCCAATTCAACAGGATCAACAGGAGGGTTTTCAAAATCCCATTCAGGCATTACTTGTTGTAAGATTGGATCGGTTTCAGGAACCAAATCATAAACTTTAGGTATATTTAATTGTTTCTTAACTATCTCATCCGTATTAAAACTGATAATATCATCACTCATTTTGCCACCTGACTAAAATTATTAACCTTTTTAAATTTAATAACTGACCTAAACTTATCAAATAGTTGGTCACCTTTATGTGAAATGACAAACACATTCGTATCTGTTCCCATTTCATGAATCAGTTTCAAGAATTCTTCTGTACCAACAGTATCCAAACTTGAATCAAATACTTCATCAAGAATTAATAGATTGGTATTGGTACTATTCTTTAGTTTTGCAATCTGGCGCCAAGTAAACAACAGAGCCAAATCAATACGCATTTTCTCGCCTTCTGAAAAATTGGCATAACCAAATTCATCACGGTGACGAGATTTAATTGTTTCTTCAAAGTTCTCATTGATATTAAAATTTACAAAGAAATCCATTGCAGACAAATACTTATTAATCAACTTATTCATAATAGGCAAATACTGTCGAATAATCTTTGTTTTGATACCAGTATCTTTCAGTAAAGAACCGGCAAATTCATAATATTGTTTCTCGGTTGCCAGTTGTTCCATCTTGGTACTATGTGTAGATAACTGCTCACGCAATTCTCTTAACTTCTCATTATCTTCCTCAGAGGTATCCTTGTGCGTTTGAAGTTCTTCTATTTCTCTTTGGAGTTTTGTAACATATTTGTTAATAGCTGATATAGTTGAGTTGTGCTTAACAACCTCGTTGTTGTGTGCCGTGATATGTTTAAGCACATTCTGAATTTCTTCGATTCGTTGGCTTGTTGTAGCAATTTGAGTAGCGATATCTGATAAGGCTGTGGTGACCTCACTTCTGGTGGTAGAGAGAGTAGAAACTTGGTCAGTTCTAAATTCTTCTCCGATTCCTTGCTTACAGGTTGGACAATCGGTATGTTCTTCATAGAATGTTACTTCTTTATCAATCTTCTTAATACGAGATTCTAATTTGGATTCTAATTGTAATAACTTGGCACTTTTCTTTTGCATAGCAGTAAAGTCAGAAACTTTACTCTGTAATACTGTAATGTGTTTACCAATTAATTCAATATCTCTTTCTAATCTAAAGATTTGGTCTACTGAATCGGTTACTTCTTTTTGTTTCTTGGTAATCTCCGCATCAGAACGAAGCTTCTGGTCCTCAATACTTTGTTTTTGGAAGTTAATTCTCTCATTGGTCAAATCAACTTCATATTTGGTCTTTGTGGTAAGGTCTTTAATCTCAGACATCTTTTCTTTAACCAATCCATTCATAGACGAGAAAATACCAATGTCTAATAAATCCTCAATGATTGCTCTACGGTCTGCAGGAGATAACTGCATGAACGGAACAAATGATGCCGAACCTAAAATAACTACTTGTGTAAAAGATTTATAGTTTAATTTAAGAATAAACTTTTCAAGGAACTCTTGATAGTCTTTTGCTTTGGCATCTTGGTCAAGTAACTTATCACCAAGATATACTTCAAACACATTCGGTTTAATACCACGAACCACTTTATATTCTTTTTTACCAATGGCAAATTCAATCTCTACAACGGCTGCTTGTTGATTGATAGAGTTTAGTAGTTGTGGTTTGTTGATTTTACGAAACGGTTTACCAAAAAGACCAAAACATAATGCATCCAAAATAGTGGACTTACCTGCACCGTTATGACCAACGATGAGTGTGTTTGGTGATTTCTGAAAGTTAATCTCAGTAAACGAATTGCCAGTTGATAAGAAATTCTTCCAACGGACCTTCTGGAATATAATCATGCCTGTTCTAGGTTAAGTGCCTCAACATACAGTTCTTTTAATACTGTTTTGAGTTTATCATTATCAATATGTTCTTCTTCAATACCATCCACAAATTTATTAATAATTGTAATAGTATCTTCAGCTTCATTAATCATATCATCTTCTACGCCTTCTGTCAAGTCAACCATGTCTTCCGCAATGGTAATATCGATTGGGTTAACTTGGTATAAGTTATTCATGAACTTATCAAACAGATAGGGGTTAGTTTTGTTGACTACCACAACTTTAACATAGGTGTTGGTATATTTGGTCAAATCTTTATTATTAATTTCTGTAATCGATTCTTCACGGTCATCATAGATAACTCTGTGGAACATTATATTAGGATTAGGAATAAACTCAAGAGTATAATCATCAAGGTCGAAAATATGAAAGCCCCTTGGGTCATTGTAATCTTGCCATGTGAGCTCATACGGATTTCCAAGATATGTAATATTATCAGAAGTAGAGCGATGGTGGTAGTGGCCGCTAAACACACGGTCAAATCTTCGGAAGATGTCACGATTCAATCCTTCATGTGATGGCATACCACGGTGCATGGCAAAGCCGGCAATTTCAAAATGTCCCATACAAAGGTCGGCTGAAGTATTTTCAATCTCAGCCAAACATTGGTTATAATTCTCAGGACAAATCCATGGAATCATACAAATGTCTGTACCTACGGCACCATGTGAGATATGGATAGTTTCGGGGAAATCAATAACAGAAACGTTATCGTATTCTTTCAATAACAAATCAACAGAGTTTACTTCGTTGGTGTTTTTGAAGTATGTGTCGTGGTTTCCCGCAAGCATGAAAACCCTGGATCCACGCCTCGCCAATTCATCGAAAAACATTTCCTTGGTTCTTTTGAGTGAGTAGAAGTTGACATATTTTCTACGGTCAAAAGTGTCACCGAGAATGAGAACGGTATCAATGCCGCTAGAATCAAGAGTAGGGAAGAAGGTATCTTTGTAGAATTTCTCATAGAAGTCTAAGAAATGAATCGAATCATTCCTGGCCCCAAAATGTTGGTCCGTTATTAGTGCTATCTTCATAATATTTAATTTCGATTACCGAATCAATAGGTTGTTTATTGGCAAACAAAGTTGCCTCATGTAATGTTTGAAATGCTTTAAATCTTACTGCGCCACTAGAAATTTCATATATAACTTTATACATTATATCACTCGTCTAAGAACTTTTCAATACCCTTAGGCTTCTTTACCGCTTTCTTTGCCTCTTTGGCTTCTTCATAATTCTCAATAAATTCACCAATGTTATCATAGAGTTCAAACTGTTTGGTGGTACCATCTTCAAACTCCAGCATTTCAAACTCATCAAGTATACCAATCATCTCTGTGGCTTTATACTTAACGTATGTCTGTTTCTTTTCTTTACCAATTCTTCGTAAAAAAGCAAAGTAAATTATTTGTGTAAAGTAGGCAAATGGGTTCTTCGACTTATCAGGATTGAAGTTATCAAAATACATTAAACAGTTTTCAATACCATCAGATATCATTTCATCACGATAGGTGTAGTTAATGAAGTTAGGTTTATGTGACAAACCTTCTGCAATCTTCATAAAACACTCTCCGATATAATTTGGAATAGCAGGAGGAGGTTGTTTATTCTTCTTGGCTTCTTTGCACTTAGACTTATAATCAATTAATGCTTTCAAAAAGTCAGCATTGTTTACATATTGTTTTTTCTTAGTCGCCATAATTACCATAATTAGTTGTTGACATATGCTTGACAAGTGTGTATAGTCGAGTATGTCCTTGGTTGAAAGTATTAATGTAATGTATTTCCATGTTGTTGTAATTCATCTAGTGCATCCATAATATCGTTTACTTCATCATCATTGAGTTCATCCACAAGGTTTCTTGCTTTAAGCAAATCGTGGATCTTTTCCACAGTATTCACATAGTATTCTGCAAAATCATCTGAAGGTTCCAAAACACAAAGAACGTCAGAATGTTTTATGGAAATTTCATTATGTTTTACCAATTGTACCGGTAACCAATGCCTCATAATTAATCCAGCTTCTTTACCACGGTATTCCACATCTACTGTCATTGGTTCAATGACATCATAAGAATCATTTGTGTCATAAATCTGACCAACAATATCTTCACCATTTTTTAAACGAACTATTTTAATATTTTCCATTTTTGTTCCTTAATATGGTTGTATTGGACCTTTTTCTGTAAAATAGTTATACTCAAAGTTTCTGTCAAAATCTACCCAATTCACCATAGAGAAAGGAGTTCTACTTTCAACAAATCGTTGGATTCTATCCATGCCTCTCATTTCATCCAACATCATAGTAAATTTACTTGAATTCTTAATGTGGTCAGAAGTTCTTTTGGATATATCAGTCCAAAAATCACTTTCATATGTTGAACCACCATGGTATACATAAGCAATAAAATCTTCTACGTTTTCGGCCACATCAAATAAAAATTTATTTGCATTATCTTCTGTTCTCTCTCCTACTATGTAGTCCATAAAAAATCTGCATATTAGAGAATAGAATCCTCCAGAAAGAGCTTCCATTGGTTCTAAGAACATGGCTCTATTTCCATTTACAAAGATTCTTCCGTGAATAAATTTTTTGGCAATAAAGTTTTTAAAAGTAAACTCTCGTAAATCTAAATTTTCAGGTTTAGTTTTAAATCTTTCCGCAATATCATCAATTGCATCTTCTTTACTGGTGATAGTATCGTTATACAAATATCCCCATCCTTGTCTTGTTTTTAATGGAATACCAAACATCCATCCATTTCTATGTGCAACATGGTGTGTATAGTTCCAATCACCAGGTTCTTTAATTGTATGAACTAAAGCATGGTTCAATGCACCAGTTGGTGAAATTTTATATTCTGAATAATCATCTGGCCAACCACGACAATCAATAATATAATCAAACTTATATTCACCTTTATCTGTATCTACTTTAACATAATCTTTTTTATTGTCCATACTTTTAATTGTTGCATGGACTTGGACAAATTTATTTTTCCAAATATCTTCAAATCGTTTAAAAGCAAATTCTTTGAGTTTGAAATTATTAAAATGCATACCATATCCTGATGGAAGAATATGAGTAAAGAAGTCATGCTTTCTCCAACCAGTATACTTTACGCCGTGTTTAATTGTGGCATCAAGTTCATGCGAATCCGTTAATAAATTAAATCTTGTTCCATAAAACAAGTTTTTAGGAATATCAACCGTGGTACTTTCACCAATACCTACAATTGGAATTGATGGATCATGAATTGATACAACTTGCCAATCATCACCAAGGTAAGTTAAAAAATGTGATAGCGAGATTATTCCTGCGGTGCCTACACCAGCAACTGCAATTGTTTTCATTTTAATCCAATCTTATAAATTTTAAAAGGAAACTTTTCCTCTGTGTATATCTTGACACGTTCAACAAAATGTTTTAAAGTATGGTTCATGTGTTTACCTACTCTTAAATCGTCTGAGATATCATACAAAGTGGCTATTTCTTTGCCTTCACTTTGTCGTAGACCTCGTCCAATAGATTGCAAAGTTCGAATGCTCGATTTTGTTGGCATTGCAAATATAATGTTATGCAAATTCCTAATATTAATACCAGTAGAAAAAGTGCCAAAACT